GATCCACCTTAACAACTGGTCCGAATTTCCGCGACCACCTCTAGACCAAACATTCGCGGCGTCGCCTTGGCCTTCTCCATGGTGCGCAACTCATCATGCAATTCATCGGCAGCATTGGCGATGAATGCGTACCAATCTATTGCCTCACTGGGCATCCATATGCGGCAAAGGTCCTCGTAGCCGCCCCGATAGCCGAACCACCGGCCCATCTGCATCAGGGTGTCGTACATCATAGTGTTGCGGAGGAACCAAGTAACCGTAAGGCCCTCCAGCGTGAGACCACGTGACAGGGAGAACCCGCCAACAGCGACAACAGTCTGGCCGCGCTCTCCGGAATTCGAATAGTCCAGATCGTTAGCCCGGCTGTTCACTTCAACAATTTTCGCAGATGCAATTGCATCAAGCAACTCAGACTGAATCGCCGACCAGTCGGATTCCGCGTCCAAGTATTCTTCTTGCCAAACAGCATGGAGCGCGGCGATTTCAGGATCGTTCAACGCGGCTGCGCCTCGGCTGGCATTGATACGAACAGCATTCTGAACCCGCTCGAGCGTTTCATGAAGGCGGTTTCGCAAACGCCCCTGTACGGCGGTAAAGCGGCTTGCATTGACCAGCATCGAACAGTGCGCCGCCTTCTGGCCGCGCAGGTTCCTGATGGTTCGGGCCAGCAGAAAGGTGCGCAATGAACGTGTCAACGATGGCGGAAGCGTATCGACCTCGTGATTTATCTTGTGTTTGATCGGTAGGATATCCTCGTTGTCGGTGATGTACCGAAGCCAAGTCGGGTCGCCTTCCTCCGGCAAACCGTCCACGAAGATCTTGGTTGCGCCGAAATAGTTGCTGGGCGCGTCCAAGCCAATGATGAAGTCTCTCGGAAAGAGGTCTTCATTGTACATCTCGTCATCCTGATCGGGGTCGATGAAGATGTTGGCAAACGGGGTGGCTGTGTATCCCACATAGCAACTTCGGTGGAACATATTCAGCAGATCACGTATTTGGCCATTGATCGTCGTGACAAGTTTCTTGCCATACTTCGTGTTGATCGACGCGTTGTCTGCTTCATCGTCAATCAGCAGCATTGGCTGATCGATCATCTCCTGATCGCCACGCGCACTGTTGTCTTTTAGCCAATCAAGCAGGTTGGCGAGCGTTCGGTGGTTCTTCTTGATCACGAGGACCACCGGCACCTTGTAGGAGTCGATCTCACTAGTGTTGGTGGAAGCAGTGGCCTTGTTAAAGTCGCGCAGCGTATTGGTAAGGCTGACTGGCGTATTGTTCGGGTCAAAATGGCCGACACCGATAATGTGCTTCGCCGCGCCACTCTTGGTTTCTTGGGACTTGCCAGTGTCGCGGCCGATAAAGCCCTCGTCTATTCGGGCCTGGGTCTGATTTCGAAGATTGTTATGAATACCTGCAATGACGATGATCAGCCTATACCCTGCATCTGCGGCTTTACAAATCAGACCTGCATAGTTTGCAGTCTTCCCGCTTTGAACATGCCCCACCACCATGCCACGGCGATCCCAAGGTACTTGCTTGTCAGGGTTTCCCAAGCGACTGAGGATTTTGTCCGTGACCTTATCTGTCGAAATCACGACGTCCTTGGGAAGACCGTTCTGCAGAAGAAGTTTCTGATAACGGTTCCAGTAGAACGGCTCGATAGATGGTTTGGCATCATCAAGCCAAGGTTCGAAGTCTTCGCTGTCAACGACTGCGCCAAGGCCCGCTTTGATGCCTTCCTTGACCTCGATTTCCTTGGCAATCAGTTCTATCTCGTCGTCGGTCACTCCCGGAGGGTTTCTGCGCGCGTGCAGCATGTTTAGATCAGAAATATATCCGCGCAATTCCTCCCCAGTCATTCGCGGGCTGTCAAAAAGATCCATTTCGACAGTATTCTTCAGTTTTTCAAATGCGGTTCTCATTACTCTACCTCGGCAAGAAATTTTTGCAAAACTGGCTCAACGCTCTCCCACTGCGAACGCAAGAATGCATAATTTCGCATTGTATCAGTTAGGGCGCCAGTAGACGTGCCATTTTCCAGTAAGTTTACCGCGAGTGAATAGATCAGTTCTTCCAGATCAGTGGCCGATGTTTCGTCAGCTGTCACTGCCTCGGCGTTTCCGACGAGTTCCGCGTGTAGTGTCTCAATTGGCAAACCTGACCCAACAATGCGCAAGCATCGTTCGAAACCCTCTCGCAGTTCTTCGGGCAGTTGCTCGGCGTACGTCCTGAATACCGGGTGATCTAAATTGGGGCGAAATACGATTTGTCCATCCTTGTGCACCCGATTCCAGATCGGGAAACGGGTTTCGTCTACCAGCTTCTGCCCCCTACTTCGGTAAGTGCGTTTGGAAGTCCCAACGAACCTCTCAACCACCTTTCGCAGGCGCTCGCGAACTACAGGCGGCAACTGCGCCGATGCCTTTTTTACGTCAATCTTCCACTCCGCATCCATCGTGTTCGGGATATCGACAGCAATCCGACAGAGCTTTGTGAGTTCGGTCTGGCGTGCGAGGCCCAGCCATCCGCCCGCGATGATGAGACGTTTCTCGCGGTAGACATAGAGCCCCTGAGACTTCAAATGGCCCTCCGGACCACCAATTTCTTCCCACTCTTCCCGGCTCATCCGCTTGTGATGTGGCAGCGTGTGGCACCTTATCAGAACGTCACCCTGACGCAGGCGAAGCACTTCTTCCGGGTCCTTCTGCGTGGCGACGTGTGTCGTTGCCATGGGGTCGATGGGTTTCAGCGGTCGACCGTTCAGTGACAGTTTGAGACGCGGTTTGGAGCCCTCTAGAAAGCGATGAAAAACCAACCGCAGATGATGTTCTGCGCGGGACAACTCCGAGTTCATGTGCTCGGCCCGCTTTGCCCGGTCCTGCGTATAACCGCCGCTCAAACGATCAAGTTTCTCCCAGATGACGACCGTACCGGTCTCCGGAAGAAGGTCATGGCCCGTCACGAGTTCAGCGTCGTCGAATAGTTCGAGGCTCCAGTCGTTCCGTCTCGCGACGCGATCCAAGTCCCAGCGGGCACAAGATGTCCGATCGTCTTGCCGCGTCAGAACCGTCAAACTTCGACACTGCGAGAAGCTGGCACTTTTCAGGCCGAGACCGAACCGACCGAGGTCTTCGGCCTCGCGCTCGTGGGTCGGATTCTTCGAACCGAGACGCATTGCTTCGACTAGTTCGGTCTCCGTCATGCCCGAACCGTCATCTGCCAACGCTATCCATGGCTCGTCCGCGACGGTGTCGGCGATCAGTTCTACCGTCCGAGCGCCGGCAGTGATGGCGTTGTCGATGATGTCTGCGAGTGCTGTCTCTAGGTTGTAGCCAAAGTCCCGATGTCCCTCGATCAGCGACGCGGCGTATGGCGTCGCATCCACGTCTCTTGTTTTGGGTTTCGGATTCGCAGCATATTCCATGCCGCAAATCTTATCGTGCGCTCAATGGGATACAACCGATAGAGAAGATACTTCTGTGATCAGCGTGAGGCCAACGAACGGGTTAAGCCGCTTCCTTGTCAGGTCAGTCTGAGGAGCGCCAATTGCATAGCCCATTCATTTGGAAACGGCTCCAGCACCCGCGCTAGCGTCACTTCTGATCCCTGCTTCCCGTCCAGAATCGCCTCTACGATATCTGGTGCCAGCAGGCTGAGGCGCAGAACGCGGGTCATGTAGGATGGCGCGATGCCCTCGCGCTCGGCCAATTCGGCGATAGTTGCGACCTCGCCTGACTCCAGCATCCGCTTCCAACGGAACGCTCGGGCCAACGCCTTGACCAATGTGCTGTCTGTCCGTCGCGGTTGCGTCGCGCCTTCCGGTAGCTGCATCTCTTTCCGCCCGCCACGCTTCACGATGCGGAAAGGCACGTGAAGTGTCACGGTGTCCGGGATCGGCGAGCTGCGGGTCATGCGGCCGCCTCAATGCCACCAGCCAGCATTTCGTGCACAAGGTCACTTAGGCCTTCGACCCTCAGGCGTACAGTTAACCCGTCCGTGTCGATTTCGACCCGCTCGACCAGAAGTGCCGCGACTCGTGTCTGCTCGGCGGGGAACAGTTCGCCCCAAAGCGGATCGAGCTGCTGCAGGGCCGCGCAGGCGTCGGATTCGGTGATGCCGTCGGCGTGGACGCGTGCAGCTTTCCATGTCCCCGCCACGATCTCCGGCTGGCGGAACACTGCGCGCAGTTGGTCTATGACGGCGGCCTCGATCTCCCCCGCTGGCACGCGGCCCACCGGGCATGACCCGGCACCGTGCTTCAGCACCGTCTGGCTGACGTAGTAGCGGTACAGCCTGTCGCCCTTGCGGGTGTGCGTCGGCGAAAAGGCCGCGCCATCCGGACCGAACAGGAGCCCCTTCAGCAGCGCAGGTGTCTCGGCGCGGGTGCGGGCGGCGCGCTTGCGGGGGCTCTCCTGCAGGATGGCATGGACGCGGTCCCACGTCTCGCGATCGATGATGGCGTCGTGCTCGCCGGGATAGCAATCGCCCTTGTGGACCGCCTCGCCGATGTAGGCGCGGTTGTTCAGCATCCGGTAGAGGTATTTCTTGTCGATCCGGTTGTCCCGAGGCGTGCGGATGCCGCGCTTCGCCACCTCCCGCGCCAGTTCCGTGCCTGAGCCGATCTCAAGGAAGCGGGCGAAGATCCAGCGAACATGTTCCGCGCGCTCGTCGTCGATGAGCAGTTTCCGGTTCTCAACCCGGTAGCCGTAGGGCGGGACGCCGCCCATCCACATGCCCTTTTTCCGGCTGGCGGCGACCTTGTCGCGAATGCGTTCGGCGGTCACCTCGCGCTCGAATTGGGCGAAGCTGAGCAGGATGTTGAGTGTCAGCCGCCCCATGGACGTGGTCGTGTTGAAGGACTGCGTCACCGACACGAAAGTCACGTCATTGCGGTCGAAGACGTCGACCAGTTTGGCGAAGTCAGCGAGCGAGCGACTGAGACGGTCGATCTTGTAGACCACGACCACATCGACCAACCCGTCCTCAATGTCGGTCATCAATTGCTGCAGGCCGGGGCGCTCGAGCGTGCCGCCGGAAACACCACCGTCGTCATACTGATCGCGCACAAGCACCCAACCCTCAGACCGCTGGCTGGCGATGTACGCTTCGCAGGCCTCGCGTTGGGCATGCAAGCTGTTGAATTCCTGCTCAAGTCCTTCCTCGGAGGACTTGCGCGTGTAGATCGCGCAGCGCAGTTTTCGTACAATGGGCTTGGTCATACGCGCCTCCGGTGGTTTTTCAAGCCGAAGAAGACCCAGCCGTTCCAGCGCGTGCCGGTGATGGCGCGGGCGATGGCGGAGAGCGATTTGTAGGGCCGCCCTTGCCATTCGAAACCGTCGGCAGTGACGGTGACAATGTGCTCAACACCCTGCCACTCGCGGATCAGCCGCGTGCCGACGATTGGCATTTGGTCGGTGCGGACGCGGCTCTTGTTACGATCGCCGCCGTCGAGCTGTTCTCCAAGGGCTTCCAGCCTTTTCATGGTCTCCGGCTTCAGGCCGCCATAGGCCAGTTCCTGGATGCGGTATGCGAGGCGGCTTTCGAGATATCGACGATTGAATGGTGGCGGCTCGCTGTCGAACAACTCTCGCCACTGAGACTTCAGGTCGGGCGTCGATGTCGTCTTGAGCGCGGCCAGACGCGCGGGGATCGGATCGTGGGTCGTCATGCATTTCTCCGTTGAGTTGGAGTTGCATGACTCCATTCGTCCGCCGAATAGTGTAGTCTACTTTCTCCATTATCGTCAGATACTTCCGCTCGGTCCCGCATCCGTAGCCGAACCAATCCCACGGCCAACAGACCGCAAAGTTCAGCGCGACGCTCTGTGGCTGTCATCATGGTGGGCGAGAGTGGATTGGGCCGTTTCATGCGGCGCTTCGCTTCAGATCGCGTAGGACCGCTGCTCGGATGCCGGACCGGTTCCAGCGGAAATTCAGCTGGCAGTTCGCCGCATATTTTGAGAGCCCGAAATCCATTCCGCTGGCCTCGAAACCAGCGCGCTGCAACAGCTCGATCTGCCGCATGCTGGCCGGATCATTAAGCCAACGCTTGCTCTTGGCGGAGGCACTGGATGTTTCCGTTGCCCGCAGGAAGTCGTCGGCCGCAGCAAGCGCCTGAACACGCGTTCCAACAGCCAAGGTGCGGATCGCCTTGCTCTTGGGATGACCGAGCGCGTGCCACAGCGTCCCATCATGGAAAACGCCGGCCCATCCCTGAAAACCACTGGCCATGAGGGCCTGGCCGTCGCCATGGAGATCGCACCAGGAAAACGGCGAGCGATCCAGAAGGTCGACCTCGGTCATCTCGAATGTGGTCAGCAGGCGTTTTTCGCCGACTTCGCGCGTGAAGACATGTCCACAGAAATCGCAAACGGATGCACCAAGCGGGAGTTCCGCTTCGCAGGAGGGACAGGTCTTCCAAAGTTGTTCGCCAGGCGGCGTTTCATCTTCATCGAGATTGATATCCTGCTCGAGCGAGCCATGGCGGAGCGCGGCGCCTGCGAAGTCCAGTACAACGCAGTCCGTTTTCACAATTCCGGGGAAACGCTCGGGGTCGACCCGACGCAATCCGCGGCCAACGGCCTGGATGAACGTCCCCTTGTGAAGCATCGGGCGCAGGATGCCGATGCAGCCTACGGGCTGACTGTCGAAGCCCTCAGTCAGGACCATGCAATTCGTGAGCACCTGGACCTCACCGCGGTCGAACCGGGCGATGAGATCGGCACGGGCCTTGGTTGGCATGTCGCCGGTTATCGCCTCAGCCGTGACACCTTCCGTTCGGAACGCGTTTGCCACCGCTTCGGCATGATCGACCGTAGAACAGAAAAAGATACTGCGCCGATCGCCGGCCTTGTCCTTCCAATGCTCAACCACGGTCTCGTTGAGCACCGAGCGATTGAGGACCTTGTCGGCCTGCCGCATGTCGAAATCACCGGCGGTGCTGTCGATGCCGGAGAGCTCGTCGTCTATCCCAAGATCGATGGTAAAGGTCCGGGGCGGGACGAGCAGGCCGCGGGCTATGAGCGTGCCAATGCGTAGATGGTATCCGACATTGCTGAAGGTCTTGCGCAAGGACCGGCCGTCGCCGCGCCCGGGGGTGGCCGAAAGCCCGAGCAATTTGACGCCCGGGCTGATGTCCCGCGCGTGATCAAGGATTGCCTGGTAGCTTCCGGCGGCTGCCCGATGACATTCGTCAACCACGATGTGGCTCAGATTTGGCATCTTCTTGCGCCGGTTTTCTCGGGCGAGAGTCTGGACACTGCCGAAGACGACATTGCCATCCCAGCAATCCTGCTCTGCCTTCACAACCGAAGTGCCCAGCCCAGAGATGCTGCCAATGGCGGAACGGTTCTGTTCGATGAGTTCATCGGTGTGCTGGAGCACCAGAACCTTGCCATCTCGGTTCCGTTCGGCTTGTTCGCCGACGAAGAACCCAGCAATCGCGGTCTTGCCAGCTCCGGTCGGCAGCACGAGCATGGTATTGCCATGCTCGGCTGTGCGGTCATGGGCGGCGTCGACGGCTGCCCGCTGATAGTCACGAGGGATCATGGCAGTCTCCCTCAGCGCGCCCAGAACGGTGCGGCTCCCGAAGCGGGCGCGGACGCACCAGTCTGTTCCGCAACAGCGCCAGAGTTGGCGGGCGGCGAAGACGCCGCGGTTGGCGGCACCGGCGCGGAGCCCATCACGGTCAGGTATTGTCCGTGATCGGGCCCGATGGCGGCCTTGATCACATTGCGCCCGGCGTCCTCGGGATTGTCGCGGTCCTTTTCGACCCCGATTTTGGCAACGAAGTCGATGCCGTTCAGGTCTCCGAGGCTGCGGACCATACGCGCGGCCCGCGCAGCTTCCGATTGATCTCCGGCCTTGATGCCGCGCGCGGATTCCAGGATGCCTCGGATCATGGCGCGGCCACGGTTGGCGTAGGTGTCCTCACCGCGTTCGTTGACGCTTTTTCCCTTGAAACCGATACGGGTGTAGATCCGGCGGCGCGCATACTGGCCATCGAGGACGACGGCCTCGGTGTTGAGATAAAGCGCCGTGCTCGTGCGGCTCTGGGTGAGCCAGCCCTCCGGACCGGCACCGCCAGGGCGGATGGTCAGGCCGACTTTGACCAAGGTGTTGGCTGGGATGAGGTCGAATGCGGCGTCCTGGCTGTCGGCGCCGTTGAAGTCCATGTTGTCTGCCATGGGCTTAAGCTCCTTTCGTCGTGGATTTCGGCTGGGCCGCCGCTTGGGGCAGATCGAAGTCGAGGCCGGAATTGGCCGTCGTCCCCGCGCCATCACGGATCTTCGCCATGAGACGTCCCAGATGCGCCTGCTCGATCATTGAGAGCCGGCCGCTGCGGTCTTTCGCGGGAAAGCCGAAATCGTTGATGGTGGTGCAGACGAACGCCCGGTACGGCTCACCCTCCTGGGGGCGGATCTCGGCGAGCGTGATGACCTCGTCGACAATGCCGGGCAGTTCGAGGCCCGTCTTCGAGCCTTCGATCTGCATTGCAAAATAGGGCTTGCCGAAGTCGTCGATTTTTCGGTCGAGGAGGCCCACCAGCCAGATATTCTTGCGCGGCGTGTGCTGCAGGTGCGTGAGCCAGCCGATCATTTCCTGACCGAGCAACCCGTAGGCACCGCGCAAATCGAGCTGGCCGCTGCGATCCGACTGCGCCTGAGGTTGACCCTTGCACCACTGCATGCAGATGCGCGAGGCGACCGAGATGCTGTCGACAAACACTGTGTCGTACTTGTCCAATACGGCGGGATCACCGAAAGCCGCGCGGACGCGATCATAGTCGCCCTGGCTATAGGGCTGGTCCTCGCGCATCGCGGGATTGGGGCCGCCGATCCAGCAGGCGAGATCGCGCGCGCGCTCCCAGTCCCGGATACGGACCTCGTCTCCGGGCCAGCCTTGTACGGCCAGCTCGCCTGCCTCGAGATTCAGAAACAGGGTCCGTTCCGGATCCAGCGTCCAAAGTTGGCTGGTCTTGCCGATCCCTGAAATGCCGGTGAGCACGCCCTTGATGCCGCGAGCCTCTTTCAGGCGTTCGTCGGCGGTGATGATCTTCAGCGGGGCGGGTTGGAAAGGCGCGCTCATTTGCGCGCCTCCAGTTCACGGGCTGCGGCCGAGACAGCGATATCCGTGCCAGCCGCGCCCTGCTTGCGGGCCATAGACGCGATCTCTTCGAGCGCCACGATTGTCTGGGTGAGCGCAGAACGCTCGCGGTTCAACGGCAGCAGAGCGAAGGCGATGTCGTCGATGGTGGCACGTTCGATAGCGACCGAGCGCGCCGGACGATCGCCGATCGCGGGCACCGCGACGGTGTCGGGGATGGCGTTCAGCCAGGTGGACTGGCGCAGTTTTTTCAGGGGGTTGGCGAACATATCAATGCTCCTTTCCGTCTTGCCCAAGGATCGTCATGAAGTGACAACTGCCGGGCCCGACGCCGCCTTGGAGCTTGCGGTCGGGGTGTTTCCCTGAGGGTTTTGCATTCCCCCGAAGGCCCGGCATGAATTTGATTGGGTGCTTGCCGTTACTTACCGGCGGGCGGCCGCAACTGTCGGGACGGCTTCGAAATACCCGTCGAGCCCCAGATCCATGGCCGTCTTGCGGATCACGCCGAGACGCTCGTAGACCGTGCTTCGGTGCAGCCCGAGCGCGCGGGCCGCCTCTGAGATGGTGAGGTGGCTGACCGCGATGGCGACCTGCCGGGTGGTCGGGCAAAGTGCGGCAAGCAGTTTCCCCACATCCCCTTTCAAGCCCGGCCCGTGCGTCAGCGAAAACTCGTCGACGGGATCCAGCGCCGCCGCTTCCGGCAAAATGTCGGAAAGGGCCAACCCACCATCTTCGTCACCGACGGGCGCATGGATCGATTGCATCACACGCTCGGCGCGCATTGCTTTCGTGCTACTGGCGAGAGTGGCGATCCGGTTTGTGATGATCCGGTCCGCAAAAGTGTCGAAGGAAGATTTCGCGGGATCAAAGCGGCAGGCGCGTCTTATCAGGTCGAGACGCAGTTCCTGTTCAATGTCGTCTGCGTCGAGTCCCGGCACCGCGCCCGAGCGCGCCAGACGGGCAGCGCGGAAGCGGATATTGCGGGAAATACGAGTTTTGGGGTCTGTAAGCTGTTGAAGCTGCTCCATGGTTTTCGCCTTTGTCCAGGTGGACGGGCACGCGGCCCGAGTACCCGGCTCCGGCGAAATTTCGCTGGGACGGCGGTGGGGATGGCTTCGACACAAAGAAAAACCGCCGAAGACCCAGAGTCCTCAGCGGTTTTGCGATGCGATTTTTTTCAGGTTTTTTCAGCGCGGCTCGACGAAATTTCGTTGGTGCTGTCCCTGTTTGCCTTGCTGGAGATCCTCAGCGCTTATTACAAAGCCCGAAACGTATGCTTCTCCGTCACTTTGGATCGGATCATCCGAGATCCCAAAGGCGTCGCGCAGCGACTTCGACAAGGATTGCTTCTGTTTTTGATGCTTGGATGTCTCACGCGGATCGTCACGATGGAGAGGAAGTCGGCCTCCAGCCAACGCGAATGCCTTTAGATAGGTCCACACAGCCTTTGGTTTACCGTTCTTCGCGCTTTTCATGCCAAGCTGATCGGGCTCGAAGCGCCGGGTCTCACTTCGGAATGTGACGTTAACAACTTCGTCTGCGATGAAGCGAAGGGTCATCTCTGACCAGCTTGCATCCGCTGGCAGAACCCAGGCTAGGTTCGAGGTCGCTGTACTGGAGGGCGGTTGAAGTTCTGCTCGGACAGCCTCGAAGATCGTCTCAACAGCCTGAACAGGTTCGAAATTTCGTCCGGACACAGACACGCAGTCCTCCAGACCCAAAGTCGTGACGTGAGCTCGATCTAGCTGACTCGCGATCAATTCCGGAACTGATCGTGACGTGGGGACAAACAGCACCTTCGGGCCCGGTGATGCCATCATCTGCGTGAACGGCTGGATGTCTTCGCAAGGCAGCGGGCCCGGCACCCAAAGGAACACTGGCACACTGCGTCCAGCGAACAAGTCGTGTGTGCCGATTTTTGCGACATCTGCCTGTTCAAAGCGTCTGGGGACATTCGCAAGCCCGAAAGCTCGGGCAACAACCGACGCCAGCTTTCCACGATCAAGGCGCATTACGCAGACGTCATCCTTTGAAAGGTCCAAATCCCGGCATGCCTTTGGGCGGTCGCCACAGATGGCGCGAATGCTGCCGTCATCGTGTCGGAAAACGCGGCGCGGACATCCATCACCGCCGGGTGAAGGGCAAGCGATACTGGTCGCAATTAGTCCGGTGGACGCTAGCAGCGATGAGAGCTGATCCCACTCATCTCCAAGCCGCGACTGCCATTCACGACGGTCAGTCGCGGAGTCGACAAGCTCATCCAGCGTCTTCCAGAACTTCGAACTCGTCATCGTCATCCGCCTCGCCGCCTACCGCCCAGAACCCGCGCGCTTGCAGCCAGGCTTCGATAATCTGTTCGTCCTCCTCGCGCTCATATCTCGCGATGTTCGCAGGCCGGATCGTAACGGATCGCTCACGCTTGGTCCCGTCGAAGGCAAATTTGAATGTCGCGTGCGTGAGCTGTCCGCCCTCGAGGCGTTTCTTCCAGTTTTCGCCAAACCCTTTGAAGAGGTTTTCCGACTTGCGGATTTCAAGCTCCGAGACCTTGCCCGGCCACCTGCGCCCAAATTCCACAAGTCTGACGCCCGAGAGGCCGTCGATGTCTTCGTGGACGAGCGCTTCGGGACCAAATTCTCGCAGCGGATCGAGTGTGTAGCGGTCGGAAAGGTCGAAATAGTCTTCTTTCCCAAAGAGCGCATCTCCGAAGGTACTCAAATACAATTCGCGCTCGCCTTTGGTGCTCGCGTTGACACCCATCTCATCATTCTTGCTGTCGTAGATCAGCACGTCATGCTGTTGGGGCCGGTAGAAGGCGATACCGGTCTCGCCATCGTCCTGGTGCTTTCCTTCTCGCCGCATGGGCATGCCGTGCCGCACCAGCAACCAGACCTTGTCGCCCCGAGGAAATGCAAAGACCTTACAGTTCCGCCCTCGGCGTTTTGCCTCGAACCAGTTGTCCATCCGGTCTTGCATGGCCTTTGCAACGTCATCCGAAATGGTTGGGAGTTCCGCTTTCTGCTTCTTCAGACGGGAGCCAGCGAAATACATGAAGTTCGATCGCTTGAATGCGACGGTCTCCGCGTGCTGGCGCTGCAGGAGCATTGGTTGGGCCAGCCAGATCTGGACTGACACATCGGCGGTCGTCACCTCATGGTCCGTGTCGATCTCGATCCCAGCGGCAACTGCCCGTTCCAGCAGCTCCTCCATGTCTTCGTTGGTCGCCGTCTCGTGCACATAATAGAGGGCGTTGACCATGTCCTCGGGAACCGAGGCGTCGGGATTCAGCAAAATGCTTGCGATCTCGTCCAGCGGCATCTCGTCGATTGATGCCGCAGCGAGGTCGAGGCCGCGCTTCAGAAAATAAGGCTGCCAGGGACTGAGGAATTCTTGCAGCCGCGCCGGCGAGATATGCTTGAGACGGTCGGGGTTTGTAAAAATCCTCGGATTAAATGCTGGCATAGGCCTCGTTTCTCCAAATGTCGTCAACTAGATAAAGTAGGTGCTGTCAGACAGCCACACAAGATCGTGATGTGTGGAATCTCGCGTTGGCCTGCAACCGACAGCCAAAGCGGCTCGCCGGTATGTGACAGTGGCAGCTGGAGCTTTCCCTCATGATCGACATCTCTGATCGCGCTCGGCGCGGTACCGAGCGCTTTTCGCCGGTCGCAGGCACCCCTCATGGAGGTGCGCAGTGATTGATCCCGATGAGCGCGAACAGGAAGCGTTGAAGGTCGCCTTGAGGTTCATGGGCGAGCTGATGGCCGAGATCGGCTGGTCGACCCGTTTCAACGACCTTTCCGCCGATCAGGCCGCCAAGCTGGCTGAAGCCGCGGTTGATGGTTTTCAGGAAGGGATGTTGGCGACAGCGCCAAAGTCGGATCCGGAGGTGCCCTTCTGATGACGGCGCTCCTCGACTTCAATCACCGTGAGAAAAAACCGACCATTGCCGACGGCGTGAATGTCCTGATCGATAACGCCCTCGTTGCAGAGCAGTCCATGCGGCCGGCTCGGGACTATCTGGGTGGCAGCCGCCTTGGTGATGCCTGTCAGCGCCGGCTGCAATACGAGTACCTCAAGGTTCCAAAGGACGAAGGAGCCGGGTTCACTGGCCAGACGCTCAGAATTTTCGCCCTTGGGCATGTGCTTGAGGATCTGGCGATCGACTGGCTTCGCAAGGCGGGGTTCGATCTCCGGACCCGCAATCGTCATGGCGACCAGTTCGGTTTCGAAGTCGCCGGTGGACGCCTTCAGGGGCACGCCGATGGCGTTATTGTCGCGGCGCCAAACGGCATGGCGGTGCCAGCCTTGTGGGAGTGCAAGTCCGCAAACGCAAAGAATTGGCGAGAGATTGCGAAACGGGGCGTCGTCAAAGCCAAGCCCGTTTATGCGGCCCAGATCGCGCTCTACCAGGCCTATTTGGGGCTGACGGAAGCGTCCGCGTTGTTCACCGCGATCAACAAAGACACCTGTGAGATATGGCACGAGCTGGTCCCGTTCGACGCCGAACGCGCTCAGGCCGCCAGCGACAAGGCCGTTCGAATCCTGCGCGCCTGTGATGCCGGCGAACTCCTGCCCCGGCACACCGAGGATCCCGAGCATTTACAATGCCGTTTCTGCGATTGGAAGGCGAGGTGCTGGGAATGAGCGATATCAGCGTGGAACCCGTGACCGAGGTTGCGCCTGACCCGGCCATGATCGCGACCTACACAGATGTCGTCTTCGGTTATTGCGATCATCTCGCTCCGGTTCGCGCGCTTGCGGAGAAAGGCGGCGCTGACGCTCCGCCGCATACGCCGTTCCTGCCGACGGAAGAAGATCTAGCCGAGCGTCTTGCGCAGCAGGCGGAATGGGCAGCTTCGGCCGGCATGGCACTTTTCGTGGTGCCGGGCACTGTCGCCACGCCCGTCGATGCGCGCGCTGAACATATTGTTCAGACCCAGGTTGTGCTCGTCGATCTCGATCATGGCGACATCGACGCCAAGCGTTCGCACCTCGAACGCCACCTCGGCAAGGCCACGCTGGCGGTGGCATCCGGCGGGGTGACGGCCGACGGTACCCGCAAGTTGCACCTCTATTGGCGGCTTACGGAGCCGGCGGAAGAGGAAGACATCGCTCGGGTGTGCCGCGCCCGGCAAATGATCGCCGCCAAAGTCGGCGGTGATCCGGCCTTTCGCTCCGCCCATCAGCCAATTCGGGTCGCCGGGTCCATATATGCCAAATCCGGGCAGCGCCGCCTTGTCGAAATCCTCACCTACGCCGCCGTCGACCACGATCTCGCCGATCTGATCGAGGCAGTTATTGCCATGCCTCTGATGGAGGGGCTGCAGCCCGATCCGCTCGACTTCAACGGCGCAACGCAAGCGCGTGGCACGGTGCCAGAACTCTTTGGCAAACCTGTCCGAGAAGGTGGTGTGGACGGGACAACACGTTTCGATGCGCTGTCGCGGGTTATCGGATACTGGATCCGCCGTTGCCGCGAAGGGCACGTCACGCCGGCAGAGTCCTGGGACGAGATCAAGGCGTACAATCTCGCGCGCATTGATCCGCCATGGACGGAGGATCGCCTGCGGGCGGAATCCGAACGCCTGTGGAAGCGCGACCAGAGCCGCAATGGCGACTTCGACGATGTCGATATGGATGTGGGCCATGCCGGTGGTGGTGACGATGGTGACGGGCCCATGCCGGTCCGTTTCACCGAAGACGCGCTGGCGGCGCAATTCGCGTCAGCCCATGCCGAGAATTGGCGGTACGTTGCCGGCTGGGGCCAATGGCTCAATTGGACCGGCAGTGTCTGGCGGCGCGAAGAGACATTGCAGGCCTTCGATCTTGCGCGACAGGTGTGTCGGAACGCGGCGGTTCGAGCGCCTTCAGCGCGCGTGCGCACCAAGCTGTCTACCGCATCGACCGTCTCTGCGGTAGAACGCCTTGCCCGCAGCGACCGTCGTCATGCCTGCACCACCGAGATTTGGGACCGTGATCCCTGGCTGTTGAATACGCCGAATGGCGTGATCGATCTCCGGACGGGCGCTTGCGCCCCGCACGATCCGGAACTCTTCATGACGAAGATTGCGGAGGCAGCGACAAAAGATGCCTGCCCGACCTGGGAGGCATTCCTCGATACAGTGACCGGCGGAGACAAGGAGTTGCAGGCCTATCTCCGCCGCATGGCCGGGTATTGTCTGACCGGCGTGACGACAGAGCATGCGCTGTTCTTCCTCTATGGCACCGGCGCGAACGGCAAGTCAGTCTTCGCCAACACCCTGACGGAGATCATGGGCGACTACGCCACCGTCGCCGCGATGGACATGTTCATGGCAACTCATGGCGACCGCCACCCCACCGACATGGCGGGGCTGCGCGGCGCGCGGATCGTGACGTCGATCGAGACCGAACAGGGCAGCCGTTGGGCGGAGAGCAAGCTCAAGGCCTTGACGGGCGGCGACAAGATCACCGCCCGCTTCATGCGCCAAGATTTCTTCGAGTTCATACCGCAATTCAAGCTGCTGATTGTCGGCAATCACAAACCTTCGATCCGCAATGTCGACGAAGCCATGCGTCGGCGGCTTCACATGATCCCCTTCACGGTAACGATCCCGCCCGCCAAGCGCGACCGCCGCCTGCCTGACCGTCTGTTGGCGGAACGGGACGGCATCCTCGCCTGGGCGCTGCGTGGATGCCTCGAATGGCAGGAGACGGGGTTGCGTCCGCCCGAGGCGGTGATGGCGGCGACCGAGGATTACTTTGAGGCAGAAGACGCGCTTGGACGCTGGATCGAGGAACGATGCCAGACAGGCCCATCGCATTGGACTGGCTCGACCGCACTCTTTGCCAGCTGGAAGTCTTGGGCTGAGGCCAATGGCGAATACGCCGGGTCGATGAAGCGCTTTTCCGAGAACCTCGGCGCGCGCGGGTTCGAGAAACGCAACACCAGAAACGCACGCGGATTCCAGGGGATCAAGGTCTGCGACAGCGATGATGACCTATTTGATCGGAGTTGAAAAATGCCAATGAAATCAGAGGCCGCGACGGATGTGACGGGTCAGACCCATATAACCGTTACGCGCGCGCATACGCGCGCCCGTAAGGGAGTTACCAA